ATAAAAAAATATATCATTTATTTCTTTTGATGTATCTTTGTTACTTGAAGTATGCCGTTCAAGTCTCGTTGAATCGTAATCACGTTGTACTGCTTTTAGTTCCCATGCAAACGATAAATTATTTGTACCTTTTACAACAAAGTAATTATAATTTCTCTCAGATACATATACTTCTCCTTCTCCGTATTTCTGCAAGAAAACTTGATACTTTGTATCTCTGTCTATTGTCTGACCGAATATTTCTTCTAGTATTACAATGCATATACCTTCATCATCTGTAGTTCCCTCTCCAATGTCTCCAAAATAAGGAGTTGGTGTTTCATATGCATGAAGCAAAACATTTCCAAAATCCGGTGTTACAACGGCTCTGCTTTTTGCCCCATATGCTGTAAGAGTTCCACCGATAAGAACATTTCCGCTTGTAACCATACCTTGGTCATTGAAATATGAATGAAATGTATCTGATGTGTTTTTTACACCCATTTCATTATACCCCATGTATGAATACCATCCAGAACCTTCTGCGCGGACTCCGCCGGGAGAAAAGTATGTTCCATATGATGTACTTGTTATATACATTCTGGTTTGGTCTGATGGGTCAGTTACGTTTGTTATATGTATATTTCCACCTGTTATCGTAGTTCCATTTATTGCACTTGCACTAATAGTTGTACCACTTATAGTTCCTCCGCTAATTGTATTTCCAGATATAGTTGTGCCACTTATTGAACCTCCTGTTATAGTGTTTCCACTTATAGTCGAACCGCTAACAGTTGAACCGCTTATATTAGAACCTATTACAGAAGAAGCTTGTACAGTTCCGCTAAATGAACCAGAAGAAGCATATACAACTCCGCTAAACGTTCCGCTTGTTGCTGTTATAACACCAGATACATTAGCATTTGAACAAGTCATATTTCCAGAAGTATCAACAACAAATCGGTTGTTAATGTTTAACGAACCTTTTAAAATAGAAATTCCGTTTTTATTCCAACGTCCTATTTCATTACCAGAAATATCTTTTATAACAATACTTCCATTTGTGTTATTATTCGTACCGCCAACAACTAAATCTCCTACATTTATCCAAAATGCATTGATTCCTATAGCAGATAATGAATTTACAACAGCGTTACCTTGTGCATCTATTCCTGCGTTCCATGTGGTTCCACCATCCGTGGAAACCGAAAACGCTCCACCAGAAAACTTCCAAATAATATCAGAAGCGGAACGAGTAGGCTTGTTATGATAGTAATAAATCCTAGAACCATCTGGAAAATCTTGATAGCTAGTAAACAAACCAAAAGCATTAGCTTGAAGTTGTGTTAAATGTTGCATTTGTAAATCATATGATGTTAACTGTTTTTCCGTATCTTCTATAGACTTCTGATATGTTTTAGCAGAAGCAGAATATTTAACACTTGAATTTGACAAAGGACTTTCAGCGGTATTTTCAAATGTTTCGTATCCACCAAATTTATACTGTGCCCTTGTAATGTATGAATAATACGCTTGACCATTTTTTTCTAATAGAATTGTATCTCCTGCTTCTATCGTTGCGTCCGATAAGGCACTACAGTTAAATGGTCTAAACGTCATTCCAATTATTTTATTTCCAATAAACTGCGCTATACTTTGATAATTTGTGCTGTCTATCAAGCTATTTGAACTAATTTCAATCACATATCCTTCTGAACCCTGCAGTACTTTATTTTTCCCATCAGAAGTAGTTACTCTAATTCCTGTTATAACTACATCATCAGTGCTTATATTAAAGCTTTTAAATGCATAGCACGTATATACATTTGATAGTTCGCTGAAACCTCCTGCGTCATATTTCTGTCCTAAATCAGCAGTAAAATTACCACCATCAATCGTTTGGTCTAATTCATACGGAGTAAAACCTTTTGCGTCAATAGTGTTAACAGAAGTTACCATATCATACCATTTTATTTCTAAATGACCATTCGTATTAATTCTTCCAAAGTTTCCACCTATTTGGCATACAGCAGATAATACATCAAGGCAAGTAAGTGAATCACTACTAGGTCTAGTACTAATCGTAAAATTATAATTACTAAACGTCTGTGTATCAAGCACAACTCCACAATAAGTACAAATATCATTTGCGATTGTAAGCAATGTAGTCGGATATGAAGTGGTTACACCAGAATAGTTTTTAGCAAACTTATTCATGTTATCATTTCCTGTTAGAGATATTGTAGTTGTAATCGCTTTTGGTTGGTCTATTGTATAGTATGTTTTTGGTATAAGTTCAGTACTAGCAGATAATTCTTTTGTAACTGTAGGCTTAATAACAGCGCCTGTAAAATCGTAACTATCAAACTTGCCATCAAAGTTATTTAAAACAGTGCTAAACGTATTTACTACGCAAGCGCCTATTGCAAAATCACCACTAGCACTAGAACTATCATCAAATGATGTTTGGCTAGATTGGAAATCATTACCTGATAAATTAAGTACGGTTCCATTCGCAAATGTTACAGTAGCCACTATGCTAGTTTTTGTATTTTCTCTTATGAGTTGTTTATATTCCATGCTAGAAGCAAGCAATCTGTAACACCTACCTTTCTATTATGTCGAACGATACAGATGTATATCTTTTATTATCTACAGTCCAAATGTTAACAGGAACGGTTCTATCCCCTACATAAAATTGTCTTGTTTGTTCTTCGTTGTCTTTCATATCCCAATACGTAATATGCACGTACTCTGGATTAAACATTGTAAGTAATGAACTTGCAGTTGATAAAGATGGACCTAACCAACTTAATGAAATTTTTCTTTTTTGAGAAGTTCTGTTTTTATACATTGTGTCATTTCCATCTTGTACACGTCCTGCATCTTCTGCTGAATTATCAGATAGTGTATAAGAAAAAGTAGAAGGAGTAGGACATGATACTCCATCTACAAGTCTAATTAAATCAGACATTTTATCCCACTCCTTTCTAAATAAATCCTAGTGTTATTTGACCATTTTTAACAAGGTTAGTTAAATTAGTAGCTGTGCTTCTTGCAATTTCTTTTCCATCAAGATAAATAGGTATTTCTACTTTCGTATTACTTTCGTTACCGCTTGACCTTGTAGCCATGAAAACATTCATCATAGCGTCTGCTACACCAGCCTTGATACCTTCAATGATCTGTCCGTTATTTGCAACAGCAGTTTTTCCATTAGAAAACTGTCCTACAAGTTCGTGACTATTTGCTGAAAACAATCCATCTTCTGGAAAACCACCTGTTTGGAATGTTGGAAGTTTTCCTAAGTTTAATTCTCCACCTGCAATAACTGTTTTCCCTGCAACTTTAAAATCATCCCATTTGAAATCAAGCTTGCTATTCATCCACCCAGCAAATCCATTCCAAATGTTTTTTACTGCGCTTATTGCATTATCGAAAGCTTGTGATAAACCATCTTTTATTCCACTCCATGACCATTTTTCTTTCGAGAACCAAGGCTCTACACTATTTGTAAACCATACAACTAATGCAGATTTATCCCACCATGAAACAGTACTATCCCAAGCACTAGAAAGTGAAGATTGAATGTTTGAATATAAATCAGTCCATCTTTTAGCAGTAAACCAAGGTTCAACATCATTTGTAAACCATGCTACTAACGCAGATTTTTCCCACCAGATAGTGATATTAGTCCATGTATCAGATAGAGAGTTACCAACATTAAAGTATAAATCATCCCATTTCTTCTTTGTAAACCATGGTTCTACATCATCAGTCCACCAAGTAACAAGCGTTGATTTTTCCCACCATAAAACTATATTATTCCATTCATTGCTCAATGACGTTCCAATAGTAGAATATAAATCATCCCATTTTTTTTGCGTAAATTGAGACGCTACATCATTAGTCCACCAATTACCTACGTCTATTACCCACCATGCTTCTACATTTCCCCACGTTTCTGAAATTCCGTCTTTCAATCCTTTAACTGTCTTTTTTACATTGTCTAATGAAAATATAGGAGCAAAGCTTTCATTCCATGTTTTTTGTATTGCAGATACCATGTCTGAAAAACTTTGTGATGTATTAGTTGCCCATTCAGATATAGTATTTGTCTGATTGCTTTTTTTATCTGGTGCGGTAAGTTCATTAAATACGTCTTTTGCTTTTTTCAGCTTTTCAGAAGAGCGCTTTAATTCTTCTGAAGGAGTTGAATCAAGT